ACGATTTCGTGAATCAAAACAACAACTCACAGGATTTTAGACGGCATTCTCTCAATGATGCTGTCGCTATACCTGGGGTGTATCCGTTCGCCGTGGGCGGTGAAGTATCACATCCAGATTCGGTATGTATCAAGTGCGGTTCGGCTGAAATCTGGCTGAACGATGGAGAGTTTTCTGGAAGCGTTGGCGGCGCTGATTTCAAATTTGGCGGCGGGGATTTAGTGGTCAACGGGATATCGTTATGCACCCATGTTCACGGCGGGGTGGTACCAGGCGGTGGAACTACATCGGGTCCGCAATAGGAGGTGTTTAGATGGCCTACGATATAGCCATGGACGTTAACACGAACGATATTGTTCTTGACGAAGACGGGTCCATCTTCATGATTGACGACGCAGAACGAGTGGCGCAGCAGATACTCATTACTCTTCGTTTTTGGTTTGGAGAGTGGTTTCTTGATACGACGGACGGCACCCCATATCTGGAATACATCTTGGTCAAATCTCCAAACATGAATCACATTCGCCAGATTCTCACGGAGCGTATACAGAGCGTTGAGGGCGTTGTTGCGGTGTTGAGTATGAACCTTGAATTTAATCGGCAGGAACGTCATTTGACGGTTGAATATGAGGCAAATACCAACTATGGGCTGGTGACGGACAAGGTTATTTTGGGCTACAGCAGGGAGGGATGATGATTGGCAGATTTGGTTGAGTATGGATTATCACCAACGGGATTCAAGCGAAAACGATTGCCTGAGGTAATATCTTCTATCAATGCGAGGATTAAGGACACGCTGGGAAAACCCATTCAAACAAGCGCGAACAGCGTGTTGGGTCAGATCGTTGGCGTATTCGCCTATGAAATCGCTGACGAATGGGAGCAGTTGGAAAACTCATATAACGCCATGTATCCGTCCACAGCACAGGGAACGAGTCTTTCTAATGTTGCTGGATTGGCTGGAATTCAGCAAATCGAAGCAGAATACACAACGGTGGTGTTGACCTGCTTTGGGACGGAAGGATTTGAGGTTCCATATCTCGCACAGGCGACAGATGGAAAGTATGTGTATTCTTGTCAGGATGTGTACCTTCCCATTGAAGCATCCCGCTCGAACGTCATAGGGATAAGGCTTGCGTCCACATCAATCGTTGCAGGAACGGAGTACATTCTTACGATTGACGATGATGTACAAACATATACTGCGACAGCTTCGGACACCGTGACAAGCGTTCTGAGCGGTTTGATGGCGTTGTTTTCATTCGACGATAGGACGATGGAAAACAACAATGGCGTTCTCATGATTCGAATGAATGACTCAAGAAAATCCATGGCTGTATACGTGAATTCTGCAATGAATATCACGATTGTCGCTTCTCCGTTCAATTTCAAATGCGACACAGCAGGAGCGATTGACCCGAACATTGGAACCATCACGCAGATAGTCACGTCATATGCGGGATGGAACAGCGTAGAGAACGACGCACCTGCTGCCGTTGGCAGAGACGCGGAAACGGATAATGCTCTACGCGCTCGTTGGAGCAGAAGCGTTTATAACCGTGCTTCTTCGATGGTAGAAGCCATCCAAGCGGCGCTCTATAACGTGGACGGTGTCAGCGTTGCTGTCGTATACGAGAATGCGTCAAATGATACGGATGCGGATGGAAGGCCACCGCATAGCATCGAGGCTATCGTCGATGGCGGTGATGGCATTGATATTGGGAAGGCGATATGGACTCACAAGGCGGCAGGAATTGACACGTATGGTAGTGAGAGTGCAGTTACATACGATTCGCAGGGCGTGGCTCATACGATGTATTTCAACCGTCCGACGCAGGTTCCTGTATACCTTCACATTGAGATTACGGAGAATCCCGAGAAGGCTCTTTCTTCGGCGGCTGTCGTCATTATCAAGCAGGCGCTTGTCGAGAAGGGAAATGCTCTTGGAGTAGGTAAGGATGTTATCTTGCAGTCGTTTTTCTGCACGATTATGACGGCGGCTTCGAACGCAGTAGGGTATATACAAATGACAGCATCCACGGACGGAACAACGTATTCAACGAGCAACGTGATTATTTCACCGAGAGAAGTCGCCACGTTTGCCGAAAGCAATATCGTGGTCGAAGTCGTAACGTAAGGGGGTGATGAGATGGCAGAAGGAACGATTGAATTGATCATGAACAACCCGACCGCTGGATCGCAGGATGGGCAGATTGTTTCCGAGCGGAGTCAGCAATTCCCGGTGACAGCAATTGTGAATACGCAAACGGCGAACTTCACAATCTTGAAAATGGCGCTTCGCTGTTCTCCGGGATTCCAGACCGTTGGGACAACTCTCCTTTCGTTCAGTGGTGCGACGGCGGCAATGTGGCAGGTGGCGCCGGACGATTGGTACGTTGACGAAAACGCTGCAGAGGCAGCGACCTACACCGATACCATCCAAATTGATGATGTGATTGGCGATACAAACTACATCATTTGGTTCAAGGTTTCTACAGATGGCACAGAAGGCGCGGTCGTTGATACATCGGTAGTCGTGAATCTCTATGGGAATACCGTTCCCGCGTGAGAGGGGGCGGGTGAATGAGTGTAGATGATAAGTTTCTTGCGTTCTGGTTGCAGAACAACATGAAGCCTTTCGACGTCGGAAGGTGGCGCGATTATGGCGAAGTGTACCGTCAGTTTTCGACGAAGCTGACCATCATCAATCCCGTATATGACTCCATGTTTCTTGGGTTTGAAGGACAGCCTATCGCGAAGCCCTTCGACGTTGGAAGGTGGCGCGACTACGGCGAAGTGTACCGCGAATTTGATACGAAAAGGTACGTCGCCAACGTCATAGATAACCGATACGGAACAAGGAGAATCGTTCTCGATCCACAGCCAGAACCTGATCCGTATATTGACCATGTTGAGAGGATGCGACAGCATCTAATTTCGGAATTCCAGTGGGATGTTATCAACGAAGAAATCTACGATGATAAACCTGTTTTGCGTTCTATTCTTACTGGAATTGGGCAAGAACTTGACGAACTCGACAAGGCGATTCTAGCGCTCAATCGTGACAGGTTTCTGGACACCGCAGAAGGGAAACAGCTTGACGGAATCGGAGAGATTGTAGGTCAGGACAGAGAAGCGAAAGAAGCCCTGGCATTGCGGTTCTTCGGGTTCCTTGGGCAACCTAGCATAGGAGGTTTCGGTGAAGAGCGCTTCCGTGATGCTGACGAAATTGCGCTTGCCAGTTATTTTCTTGGAGATGCAGAGTATAGGATTGCATTGGCACAAAAAATCATGGTCAACATTGCAGGAGGTACGGCCGAGGACACGATTCGGAGTTTGAAGTATATCTTCAATGCTCCTGTTGTGTTTTTAGAAGAAACTGGAAACGCAAATATCGCCGTAGCCATCGGTAAGGTTTTGACCACAAACGAGATTCTTTTGGCTAATGCCATTGGCGTTGTTATTCGCGCCGGTGGCGTTGGCTTGAAGTACAAAACGTTCTTCTCATTTAATCATTATTTTGGTTTCTTGGGACAGCAGAACGCGAAGGGATTTGGTGTCGGTGCATTTGCCGACACGTTCTAAAAAAAAGGAGTGATATTATGCCGGGTCCGAACTATGATTTGATTTGGGCGCAAAATTCCCCACTGACACCCTATGAATTCTCCGATGCAGAGTATCTTGAGGGATGGAACACGGTTGGTAGTACGCCTCCCGCAAGAACCATGTTTGACGCATTGCAGAGGCGCGCTGATTTGAAGGCGCAGGATTTGAACACCCGCGTTGCTGACATTGAACAATCATCAGGCGGTCAGCAGAGGCAAGAAGGTCAGGCATACCTTGCAGGGGATTACTGCACGACCTCCGCACTTCCCACAGGCTGGTATTTAAAATGCATCGTCGCTGGCAATACTTCCACAAGCGCGCTCGTCATTCCGTCGCCGAAGGTTGGCGATGTGGTGGTTGACGGCTCCGTAACGTGGCAGGTACTGAACTGGCCGTATGGTCAGAATGTGTTGACACGCTCAACACCTTATACCGTTGGCACCGTCGTTTATAATCCGAATCTTGCGGGTGGAATGTATCTTACTTGTACTACATCTGGAACGACAGCGACGCAAGAACCTACAGCTGCTTTGATTGTTGCAGTCGAAGGAACGCAGATTACAGACGGTACTGCCATATTTACTGCACATTCCATAGATTCTGTGAGCAACATTGGGCCATATATTGCGTCGGCTCCTACGTATTACCAGCGTGAATCTTTGTTTATTCCGAACAAAACGACGGTTACGATTTCGCCGTCTATGATCAACATAGATGATTCCGGGTACCAATTGACAGAAAGCGTTACATTAGACCTTTCTGCATCTGCTTCTTGGGATAATATCGCATACGTCGCAGGTTCCGCGAGAGCAGGGAAAGACTTTTATATTTATGCGTGCAAGCCTTCTGGAAGCAGTACGATTCCGACATTTGTCCTTTCGGCGAACAGCACGGTTCCAACGGGATATACCGCTACAGATTCCCGAAAAATCGGCGGTTTCCATTGCTTATGCGTTGATGTCGGCGTTATCGGCGGGCACACATTAAGCGGGTATGTTGCGGGAGATATTCTCCCAGCGTCCGTATGGGATTTGAAGCATAGGGCATTGAGCGAGAACGAGGGCATGGTTTGGGTGGATGGAGTAGGTATCTGGGTAGATATCTATCTGCCATCATGGAACGGTTCTAAGCTGGTTTCTTCATACGGCGCGGTAGTAGCTGACGGAGCATCTTCAAAGAAGTTCCACGGCGAATTGTTCGCTGAAACATTTGGATTGATCGGAAAGAAATTGATCAGCAGAGACGCCTTCCTTGTGGCAATGAAAGGTTCAAATGAACAAACGAATATCAGTGGCTCTGCTGACCCGAACACAACAGGCGGACATGTAGATACAGCAAACCGTAGAATGATTTCAAGCTACGGTATTGAGGATGGATGTGGAGCTTACTGGCAGTGGGCAGAAGATCAGTATGAATATTATCCTGGTGCCGTTTGGAGAGATAACCATCTGTATCTTGATAATTATGCTTGGCAG